AGCGTCAACGCACTCGTTGATGGGTCAGAAGTCAATATAGTACGAATTCGTACTACTTCTCCCGTAGGGAGGGGTCCGGATCACCTGGGAAAACACCCTTACTCATGTGAGGTGGGTCACACAGTCCGAAGGGATCGGGCGTTCTTCGGTCTAGTACAGGGTAGAGAGTAAGAACCTAGGGGGTAAGGGGGTGAGGAGATCACGCTTTACCTCTAGTTTTAGTGGTAATTAGTTATATTTCGACCCTAAGGGAGAAATTATAGAGTATATTATAGTTAATTATACTCATAGTTACTATTAATTACTCTAAGTAACATGCAGCTAAGAGAGTCTTGTGTACTAATCCTACTAACGTAGTCTTAGTACATGGTAAGTGCCTAACGGCACTTACATTAGGGGTAAAACTTGAAGAATTCAGGTCAATGGAAGGGATCTGACCGCAAGGACAGACTCCCAAGGAACTGGCTTAGTCTACGCAGACAAGTACTCGCCAGAGACTTGAATACTTGTCAATCATGTGGCCTTAGGGCCACTGAAGTAGATCACATCGTCAGAGGTGATAACCACAGTCTCAGCAACTTGCAGAGCCTGTGCAGTGACTGTCACCGAGAAAAGAGCTCCCTTGAGGGAGTCAGTGAACGTCAACGGAAACGGGCGCTCAGGAAGCGACCCAAAGAGCAACATCCCGGTCTCAGGTAGGTCGGTAAACTAAACCACCCAGGAGGTGAAATGACAGCGTCAGTGAACAAGTCTAACGGACCAGTGCCCAAGCGATCGTCAGATCGTGGTAAGCAGCCCTATGACAACGTCATTGAGAGGGTCCAGGCTTTTGGTGTTGTCAAGAAGCCTGATTTGGGTCTTGGTGAGGGTACACACCCGATCATCATCGACTTTTGGAACTCTATCGGTGAGTCAGCGCAGGCTAGGTATTACGAGCCTTCGGACTGGCAGTATCTTCGTGTGAGTCTCCACTTTTTGAACAAGCTATTGAACAGTGGAAAGCCGTCAGCCCAGATGCTGACGGTTGTGAACCAGATGCTGACTGACCTTCTCGTGTCAGAAGGGTCGAGGCGCAGGGTTCGCATGGAGATCGAACGCGAGCAGACCAAGGATAACGTAGTGAACATTGCTGACTACTTCCGCGAGCTTGCAAACAAGAACGATCTTGGAGATATGTTCAATTACTAAGACTCCTGGGTTGAGTTGGTATTCCTCTCCTTCTATCAACTCCCCAGGCAAACTTCAGAGGAGCAACACAATGGCACTATGCCCTTTCGCAGTGCATGAGTTGCTGCCAGAAAACAGCACACAGAACCGAATCGTCCCAACCACGGTGATTTGTCACCGAGCAGTATCGTCTGCCAAGGACCTGTACGGATATTGGAATAGTCCGGGGGTGGCCCTAGAGTCCCACTTCTACATCTCTGAAGATGGCACTATCTATCAGTACATGGACACCACTATCAGAGCCGATGCCAATGTGGATGCCAACGCGTTCGCAGTGTCCATTGAGACATGGGACGGCGGCAATACTCCAGATAGCCAGGGTTGGAATGCAATTCAGGTCCTGAGGCTCAAGCAGCTCATCAAGTGGATCTGTGATACCCATGGGATCAAGAAGGGTCCAGCACTCACCTGGAATGGTGGGGGCATTGGTGGACACAACTGGTTTCCTTACCCTTGGGCTGACGGCCCTCGTGGGTGCCCCGGTACCGCAAGGAACGCTCAGCTCCGAAACGACATTATTCCGGCTGTAGCGTCGGGGAACATTGAGGATGACATGAACGAAGAGCAGAACCGCAGTCTAGGCCAGACCGAAGCTTACGCCCGCGAACTGTGGGAAGTCCTAGTCAAGGGTACGTATGTACCAAACCCGGATCAGGCCAAGTTCAACAAGGATATGGCCTTCGTGATGGATACGCTGGCTGACAAGATCGACGAACTAGACGAACGCATCGAGACTGGTGACATCAACTACGATCTGCTAGCCGAAAAGGTTGTAGCACGAATTCTGTCTGGTCTAGATGTAGACTTGGTAAGTCGCGTAGGTTCATAGTGGACAAGTGCTGGTGCAGGATCTGCAATAGATTTCACTCACCTCCCTGCCCAGGCGGATGAAGCCTGCGTGAAGTGTGGCACCATCTGTTGGTGCCAGGCAAATAAGCTTGTGCAGTAAATAAGCATCTGCGCACGGCCTTGGAGCAGAGGCCCGAACAATATTCTGCTTCTCAGTGGACAACGCCAGTAGGTAATAGGCACGGGGCTCATAACCCTGTACATGGCAGGTTCGAATCCTGCTGTCCGCACTCTGTAGTTAGTTTAGTGGTAAAACTCTAGGCTGTGACCCTAGTATCGCTCGGTTCGACTCCGGCACTACAGTCCACGGTGTTTAGCTCAGGTGGAAGAGCGCTGGTGTGAAATACCAGGCGCGGAGGTTCAAGTCCCTCATGCCGCTCTTTGGCCATATTAGCTCAACGGTAGAGCACCTGTTTAGTAATCAGGTGATGAGGGTTCGATTCCTTCATGTGGCTCTGCTTGGCGGTAGCACTAAGAGAAGGAACCGCCACCTTCCTTGTTCGTCCAACTGGCAGGACATCTGACTCTGAATCAGAAAACCGAGGTTCGAATCCTTGACGGGGAGCTATGATTACAGGTGCAGATCATGATGTAAATTGTCAATGTCTAGAGTGCAGGACCGGTAAGATGTAGGTCAAATGCTGACGTAGTTTAGTGGTTTAGAATGCCCGCCTGTCGAGCGGGAAGGCGCGAGTTCGAATCTCGTCGTCAGCGTTCAAGCTTGTGTAGGCCATCTGGAGAGCCGCTTGATTTAGGTTCAAGTGCATGCAGGTTCGACTCCTGTCACAAGTACGAGAGTTGTGGGTGTTACTCTGCAATCTAACCCTCCGTTGTCCGGCGATGCTGAAGACGTACACATGAGGTCTTTGGTATATCGAGTGGCGCGTAAGGGTCTTTGATCCAAAGGATACGATCTCGCCCTACGAAGGCGATCATGGGGGTTCGAGTCCCTCAAGACCCACTTAATCCTGCATAACTCAATGGCAGAGTGTCGGCCTGTTAAGCCGAAAGTTGAAGGTTCGAGTCCTTCTGTAGGAGCGTAAGGGTCCTTAAACGCGGCCTGTCTTAGGGCAGGTGGACCCCGCACTTGCTCACCTAGCTCAATTGGTCAGAGCGCTTCCCTGATGAGGAAGAGGTACTAGGTTCAAAACCTAGGGTGGGTACAAAGGTGCACACTTCCCGGAACGTGTGTACGGTTTGCAGCAGGGGACTACGGTGAGGCCTTATTGCGTGGCATACATTGCTTCCGTAGCTGAGGGGATTAGCTCTGGGCTCTTAACCCTGAGACGTTGGTTCGATTCCAACCGGGAGTACTTACGGAAGCTAGCACGCGATGGTGCGTAAGCGGTCTTGAAAACCGTGCCGGGTGCAAGCCTGAGGGTTCGACTCCTTTAGTTTCCGCTTAAGGAAGATGGAATGGCTGGTGCCATAGTCGGGTTGCTAACCTGATCCGGCGTTGAGTCGCCGTGGGTTCAATTCCTACTTCTTCCGCCAAATCAGTTAGGTCATGGTGACCAACCTCCCTCCAAAGGAGCAGGACAGGGTTCGATTCCTTGAACTGGTGTATGGGTAAACGAGAAGTATGTGATCATAGTATGGGTTCTAGACTAGTCCTAGAAGGGGAATGGCTCGTAGAACGGTGTAAGGGATGCGGAGCAGAGATGGGACGTGAGTATCAAGGATGAAGTATGTAGCATACTGTCCCAGGTGTCAGAGGTACCATGCATACGAAATAGAGTGTCCGTAAGTTAATCTGGGTGTGGCGCAGAGGTAGCGTGCCTGATTTGGATTCAGGAAGTCGGAGGTTCGATCCCTCCCACTCAGACGAGAGGGCCGCTGCAATACCTGCCCTCAAGCCCTGTTAGTTCAATGGGAGAACTCCGTCCTTACAAGACGGATACGGCAGTTCGATTCTGTCACGGGGTACATGGCAAAGAGTAACCGATGCAACTGCGATTGTGGTTGCTGGAACACAAGTCCTGATATTGCACCAGGAGACTGGTGCAAAGCATGTGACAATGGCAGACACAATTTTGACCGAAGCATGAACGACCCAGAATACGACGAATAGGAAATAAAATGCCACTACCCGCATCAGTGCCAACCGGAACTGTGTCCGGTACGTGGTACACACCTTCTGGCAATCTTGCCGTTGGTGAGATTATCTTCCTACTGACCCATGAGATCGAGATCCCTGATGATGCAGATGGGGTTGTTATCCCTATTCGACATGAGGTGCAGGTCCCAGCAGGTCAGTTGAATGTGACACTTCCAGCCGGTTTTTATAACACACTTGTACGACTATCTGAGCTGTACTACAAGGCTAAGGTTATTGAGGTAGTTGCAAGTCAGAACCTAAACCTCCCGGATGCTATTGGGGTAGTCCCACCAGAGGAACTCCTTACACCAGTACGTACGGTTAACGGAATCGGACCAGATGCCGCAGGAAACATTGATGTGTCTGGTGGCGGTCCTGGTGCTGTTACGTCTGTGTTTGGGCGTACGGGTGCGGTAGTCGCAGCCAACGGGGATTACACCAAGGCCCAAGTTGGTCTGAGCAACGTGGACAACACATCAGACCTTGCCAAGCCAGTATCCACGGCTACTCAGACTGCTCTGGATGGCAAGGAAAATTCTGGTGCAGCGGCAGCCGCCGTAGCAGCGCACGTGGCGCTGCCTGATCCACACTCGCAGTACGCCCTAGAATCCACACTGGCTGACGTAGCCACGTCTGGGGACTACAACGACCTGATCAACACCCCAAGCGCTCAGACACGAGTTAAGGCGTTCGGAACCACCGGCAAGATCACTAGCACCTTTGGTCCTGGGGACACCTCAGGTACGTGGACTGTATCCCCGGCTCCGTGGCGTGTCACGGTACCAGCTTCCGTAGGCGACATTCTTTGTCTTGACCCTAGTGTTATTGCACTTGTTGGCGCGGACGCCGAAATGGATGTGTGTTCCTTGAACGGAAATACTCCGCTTAGGTTCTACTCATCAGGTACTGCGGTTCAGGGAGCCAACGGCCATGGTGGTTTGTACATGGGAGACCAGTTCAATCACAAGATGAATCCAGTAAAGTGGGTAGTCACTGCTGATGACATTGTGAGTGGAAACGTAACTCTGGCTTACATGTACCGAGCAGGCAGCGGTATTACCTGGGGATCTGGCGCATACCCCAACGAGATTACCCTTACCAACGAGGGTAGCCCTTAAACGTAAAATCAAAGGAGAGCAGATGAGTACACCAAAGCTGCTCCCTGCTCCCAGTTTCATTGTCGGCCCTACCTGGCAGAGACTAGAAGAGGGCGGATTCTACCTCCCCGAAAAGACTTTGGGTGATGGAATTGTCAACTGGATGTATGAGTACATCATTCAGCCAACCGGCCCACGAGCAGGGGAGCCGTTCCTTGTCACACCAGAGCAGTACAGGTTCTTGTTGTGGTGGTACGCAGTCGACCCACACTCAGGTCGATTCGTGTATCGAAATGGGCTGCTACGCAGGCTCAAGGGATGGGGAAAGGACCCCCTCGCCGCTGCAATGTCACTGGCCGAATTGTGTGGACCAGTCGCTTTCTCTCACTGGGATCGAGACGGAAACCCTGTAGGCAAGTCAAAGCCTGCCGCATGGGTTCAGGTTGCCGCAGTATCCCAGGACCAGACTCGAAACACCTTCACCTTGTTCCCAGCCATGGCATCAAGGAAGATGCGTGAAGAGTTCAAGATGGAAATCCATAAGACCCGAGTAGACGCCTTTGAAGGTGCCTGCTTTATTGAGGCTGTCACCTCATCACCTCTGTCACTCGAAGGAAAGCGTCCTACCTTCGTAATCAAGAACGAGACACAGTGGTGGGTTGAAGCCAACTCCGGATTGATGATGGCAAACGTCATCGCAGGTAATGTTACCAAGGGCGCGTATGGTGTCTGTCGGTCATTGTCGATCTGTAACGCACATCGTCCCGGTGAAGAATCTGATGCTGAACGTGACTGGGATGCCTTCCAGGCTGTACAAGCCGGTGAGGCTGTAGACAACGCCTTCCTTTATGACGCCCTTGAGGCTCCTCCTGACACGCCTGTGGGTGAGATTGCCGATCTGATGGAGGATGAAGTTGCCTATCAGGAGGCTCTAGGCAAGCTTCGTCGTGGACTTCTTATTGCCCGTGGTGACGCTGAATGGTTGGATGTTGACATCATCCTGGAATCCATTCTAGACCTTCGTAATGACGTGACTGAGTCCAGGCGTAAGTTCCTGAACCAGATCAACGCAGCAGAAGACGCATGGATTTCACCCCGTGAGTGGGATAGGGCATATGTTTCTAGTCTAAGGCCGCTGCAAAAGGGTGACCGTATCACTTTGGGCTTCGATGGTTCTAAGTCCCAGGACTGGACCGCATTGGTTGCTTGTCGTGTAGATGACGCCGCTATTTTCCCTGTCAAGGTGTGGGACCCAGAAAAGTATGGCGGTGAAGTTCCCCGAGAAGACGTCAACAACACAGTTGAATGGGCCTTCTCATACTATGACGTTGTGGCCTTCAGGTCTGACGTCCGTGAGTTTGAAGCGTATGTAGACCAGTGGGGTGCGAAGTATGGCAAGCAACTTAAGATTAGGGCCACCCAAAAGCACCCAGTTGGATACGACATGCGTTCCAATATCAAGAACTTCACTCTGGACTGTGAAAGGTTCCAGGATGCGGTGTACGAGCTTGAGGTTTCTCATGCTGGGTCTCCAGTCCTCAAGCGTCATATCAACAACGCCGTAAGGCGTCCAAACAACTTTGGCATCTCTATTAGCAAGGCCACCAAGGACTCTGGTCGGAAGATCGACGCGGCTGTCTGTGCGGTACTCGCTTTCGGTGCTCGACAGGAGTTCATGATGAACAAGAACAATAGGGGCAGGGGGGTGACGATTCTAAGGTAATGGCTACTCAATACGATAAGCTGGTTGATGACCTACTAACCGAACTAAATGGTAAGCAGGGAAGGCTAGAAGAGAACCAGGCTTACTACGATGCCACCTTTCGACTTCGTGCTCTTGGTTTGTCTACCCCTCCCGAGATGCGGTTTCTGACTGCGGCTGTAGGTTGGCCTGCTATGTACATTCAGTCGCTTGAAGAGAGGCTTGACGTAGAAGACTTCCGAATGGGCGATGAGTCCGCAGGAGATGACCGTCTACGGGACTGGTGGCAGGCGAATCTACTAGATGTAGAGTCTGGTCCTGGCCATACTGAAGCACTTGTGCATGGCATTGCGTATGTGACTGTTTCTGCTCCCAATGAAGATCTTGATGAAGACCCAGAAATCCCGGTTATGCGTCTGGAGAGTCCCTTCAACTTCATTGCCAAGCAGGACTACCGCACTCGCAAGGTCAAGAATGCATTGCGTATCTATGAAGACCCTGAGATCCCGAATGAAAAGTACGTGGCCCTGTACCTCCCTAACGAGACGGTATACCTAGGGCAGTCCAAGAATCAGTCATCTCAGTGGTTTGTGGATTACCGAGTTACCCACGACCTTAACCGAGTTCTCGTGTCACCTCTGGTCAACCGTGCCAGGATTCATGAGTGGTGCGGTAGGTCTGAGATTTCCAAGGAACTCAGGTCAGCCACAGACGCCGCTTCTCGTATCATGATGAATCTTCAGTCAGCAGCTGAGCTTATGGCTATTCCTCAGCGAATCCTGTTTGGTGTTTCCGAAGAGGACTTCCCGGTGGATGTGTCCAAGCCCGGCGCTGCGATGGAAGCCTACATGGCTCGTATCATGGCGTTCGAGAATG